GCGGGTTAGTTTGTGGAAAAAAAAAAGGGCCCTTAGAAATGTTGCGGGGGGCCTTTTTTATAGCCTGGCTATGGATTGACTGCTTTTTTCAAATCCGTACCGGCTTTAAATTTAGGCGTAGTATGGGCAGCGATGACCAATGCCTCGCCGGTCTTAGGGTTACGACCTTGACGTTCTGCTTTGTCTACAACATAGAACGTACCGAAACCGGTTAATCGAACCTCGCCACCGGCAATCAGCTCGTTAGTCACAACAGTCTCAAAGGCATTCAAGACATCAGCTGCAGTAGATTTGCTTACGTTTGCTTTTTCGGCCAATGCGGCCACCAATTCAGTTTTATGCATGATTAACTCCAAATGATTTAATAAAAGCGGCAGACCGTGCCGCGCGGTTAAACTCTTTAATCTTTTCCGTCCAGCCAGTTGTCTTCATCTTGGTCTTTCCAATCGTCTACCCGAAATACCAAGTGGATTAACCAATAGACGAAGATTGAGGCAGAAAATAAAAACAGCAGCATGGTCACACTTTCGCAATATCCAAGTTCATCAACTGATACTCGCCGTCTTGACCACGTTCGTAAATCCGTACAAATTGCTTGCTTGTATGAACTTGCAAACTATCGCTCAAAGCATCCATAGCGCGTTGCCATTTATCATCTTTAATTGCCAACCGGCGCAGACCGAGTACGCGGGCGGTGCTGATATTGCCTTCTTTATCCACTTGGAAGGCCGCGTTAATCAGTGTTTTCAACTCCGTCCGGCTACCCTCGGTCCACTCATTGATGCACTCATCGATCAAGGCCTTGGCGGCAAGCAGACCTTCATCAAAGACCAGTGTGTCCTGCATAGCAAGATTTACACGATATTGCCCGTCGAAGCTGTGAAGAGTGACATTGCCTTTCTTGCCGCCCAACGATACGTCGTAACGGTCGGCGGAGAGCTGTACAAAGGCCGCAATATCCTCAACAGCACCACGTTTAAAATCCACAATCTTTTCTTGTACCGACCGAGCCTTTCCCGCAAGCTCCATGACCAGTTCGTCGCGCAATAAATCCATTTCCTTAATATTGTCTACCGGCACCAAATTACCTTTGGCATCTTTGCGGTATTTGCTCAAATCCAGTTCATTCATTTTTAATACCTTTCTGCCTGTCGGCATATATCTTTCTACATTCATCCACCGTCCGGTGGCGTTGGCCGTGTATCCATTCCCTGTTCATGCAGGGCGCAGTTTTCAATACTGCCAACTTCTGTTTCAATGCTTTTGCTTGCTGTTTACCGTATGTAGTAGGAGTATGTTTTTCATCCAACCTAGGCACCATCTTTATTTCCAAAGGCGGCAGATAGCGGATTAAGTCAGATGGATTCGGCCATTCGTTCTGTGAGACAGCGATATTCTCAAACGCCATTTTTACCCTTGATACATCACGATCAGGCTGCCATTTTTGTTTGAGCAGAAGGCCGTACCATACTTGGGCTACCGCCGTCAGGTCTTTGGCAGCCGGGCGGCCTTTTAGATTTAAGGCCGATAGCAACATAAACCCTTTGGCAATTTCCTTTTTCAACCATTCATGCTGGTTCTCCATTTCCTGCCCACTCCATCAAATTCCCCACACCGGCACGAAGCTTTGTCCCTGATTCAGCCGCATTACAGACAGGAGTTGAAGCCATTTTTTCCGGCTGCCAAAATGTGATGTTTTCCAGTAAGAACCCGTGACTTGTTAGGGGAGTTTTCAGACGGCCTGAGTCACGCGCCTCAATACATCGGTTTGCAGCCCAAATCCATGCTTCACGGGGAGCTGCATATTGCTTACGGTTGCGCTCGACCATCCTTGCCTGAATCATAGGCAGCAAATCTCCCAATAGCTTTGAAACTCTGTTAAAACTTAAATCCTTTTCAGCCGGACGAAACAGTGTCAAATACCGCAACATCGCTTTGACCAGCTCGTCAGAAATGCCGGTCAGGGCAATCAGGGCTTCACGGGCATCGTCATGCGCGATTAAGACATCCAAGCTCATCACCGCGCCGCAGGTGGGGCAGCGTACTTTCATCGCGCTGCCTCCAAATCCTTACGGCTCAAGCACCGCAATGCCGTCTGAACCACATCCTCAATTTCATCCGATAGCCGAGACGACACATACATCATCACAAACTTACCCGACAGCGTCGTCAGTTCAGTGACAAGATGACCTCCTTTTTCGCGCCATACCGACACTTTGATTTTGCTGTAATCCCTGCTCATTTTTCCGCTCCGATGGGTTCCAAAACCACGCCTGCCATTTTGTCCGTATCGCTCATTCCGCCATACACCGCCTCCCATACCTGGTCGGCAACCTCTTTATCGCAGTTTGGCTGTACCGATTTACTGCTAATGGTTCCCAACCAAAAAGCCTGACAGGCGATTGCAAAGCACAAACCGATAACTTTGATTTTCGTAGGCATACTCATCTCACACACCTCGCACCACATCGCCATCAACAAGCTCGAAACCCAATTCCGCCGCCTGATTCATTGCCGCAGCCACAAGATTATTGACGGCCAGAGGATAGAGCAGGCTGTTCTGTTCAATCCCTTTGCTCGTTCTGCTCTTCACAGTCAAACGTTCCGCTACTGCATCCACTGCACTTTGGTTCAAGATTTTTGAAACATCCGCACCGACCCGGGCAAACTTGTGTTTCAAATAACCTTCCAGCTTGCCGTCAGTCAGAGGCAGGAGGGTAACCACCTCGCAACGTTGCACCACCTCGCGCACAGCAGGATTGTTTTCGCTGAGCTTTTGCGCCAACTCCGTCTGACCGATTAAGACAATCCCGAGCAGTCGTTCAAAACCGTTCTTCAGCTCAAAAAAGCGTTTCAAGTGTTTCAGGGTCGGCAGAGGCAGGCCATGAGCCTCTTCAATCAGCAGCAGGTGCTTGTTACCGGCTTTTGCGCTTTCAGTCAGAGCGCGATGGATTTGGCGGAAACGAGCCTCCGGACTGCGTTTCGGGCTTGTTCCAGGCGCAACCGCCTCCAAAATTGCCTCAGCGATATGTACCGCTTTGAGTGTCTTGCCCTTTTGGTCGTTGTCTTCCATTGCCAGCACATAAGGCTCAATCAACACAATCTGACGGCCTTCGCGGTTGATACGGTCTTGCAGGTCTTCGCGCAGTGTAGATTTACCCGCGCCGCTTTCACCGACCACTGCCACAAAACCGCCATGACAGGCCGTCTGAAACATTGCCTCACGTACATAACGCACATCTGACGTCATATACACATCGTCTGCCGACTGGATTTCATCGTTGAACGGGTCGCGGAATAATCCAAAATGCTGTTTTGCGGCTTGGTTCAGGGTTGCTTTTCGTAGTAACATCTCATTGTCCTTGTCTTCGTAAGTTGCTTGGGCAGGTGCGGTTTCCGGCTCGTTTCTCAGGCTCGCTGGGATTTCCGCACCATTCTTTTCAAAAAATTGTTTCAATTTCCTTCGCAGCTCGGCTGCGTTTTTTTTCGGCCATTGCCCGTGATTGACTACCGCTACCAGCATTGGCTTGCTGCATCCGATTTCGGCTGCGACGGCGGCATAGGATTTGCCGATTTTTTGAAAACTTTGTTTCATCGTTTTCCTCTCTACAAATGCGACGACGTCGTCGCATTTGCCTAACCGGTTTTATGTAATTTCAGACGGCCTGCCGTTTTCAGCTTGTCAAAAACCGCTTCCAACTGACTGGCGGCCACACCGCCTGGGTAGTGTTTGGTAATGAGCGCAACAGCCTGTTTCCAGTCGCCACCTTCGGCTTCGATACGCGGCTTTAACAGCTTCGCTATTTCCACCTTGCTCAATACCTGCTCGGCGACTTCCATCCGGTTGTATTCCATCTGCTGGCCGCCACGCTCCAAATAGAGCGTATTGCGTGTAGCGAGCGTATCTTCTTGGTGCTTGAATGGATCTATAGATCCACCGAACGGTACAGCCTTGCCTTTTCGATTGGCTGCGGCCTGTTCCAGCGTTTCCGCACCCATAGCCATCTTGTCGAGTTCCTTCGCATGTTGCTGGGTAGCAGTATCGCCCGGTGCCTTGTACTCCTCACCGATGACTGCCGAATCGGCTCTGAAGCCCATATCGTCAAACACCACTTCCGGCACAGCCACCCATGTTTCGCGTCCGTCTGCATCAAATGTTGCTACTCGCGCTCCGTTCTCTTCCCAAGGGTTTTTGGCTACTAAAACCTTCTGCCCAACCAATATGCCCTGAATGGCTTTCACACTGTAGAAACGACCGCCGAAGCGTATTTCCAAATCAGCCGATACCTTGGCTTCTTTTGGCGCACTGATTGCCAGCTCACGACAATATTCCGCAGGAGGCGGCAGGATCAGCTGCTCCGGTTTGATTTTGTTCCACGCCTGATAGCGGGTCATACCGTGACGGCTGTGAATCTGCGTACCGTTGTAGTAACGCATCCAACGCTCTGCCAGGGCATTCAGTTGGTCGATATCGTGCACCTCGGTAAAGCGCAAACCGCTTTCAAATGACGTTTCCACAATGTCATTGGCTTTCTCTACCTGACCTTTGGCACGGGGGTTGCCGGGTTTATTGATCTGCACATGCACATCAAGCGACTTGCACAGCGTTTTAAAAGCAGACGACGTATTCGCACTTCCCGGGTCAAGCATGACCATGCGCGGCACACCGCGTATAGGATCCTTATGTACATCCTCCTTGGCTTGCATCATGAAGATGAAGAAATCGCACAAGTTCGCACTCGTCTCGCCACCGAAGTAGTACCGGGCGACAATCGTTCCACTGGCATGGTCGGTGCCGGTGTAACGCCACACGCGGTCTTGCTCAATCTTCACAACATTTTTAGGTTTGTTTTTGTAGAATTCCTCCTCTTTCATCACCCTAAGCCCCGTATCCTTGCCGTGTCGCAGCAGGTAATACAAAACACACAAACTAGGGTCGATTTGCCAGCAATGATTCGGATGTTCAGATTTCATACGGCTGACAGGATCAGGCTGAAGTAATTGGTCGGGATGTAGCTTGTACTCTCGTAAAGCCCGGGTAATGGTGTTTTCAGAAAGAGGACTTACTTCCCCCGTTTCCTCATCAATCCGCGCCGCCTCGATTTTGCCGTTGGCTCGCAGCATCTCCACTGCTTGCTTGACCGACATCAACCGCTTGCCGTTGCGCCTCATGGCCTCCACCAGTACAGCCGAAATCAGTTTGGCTTCTTCCAGCTTCAGTTCCGTTTTACCGGCATCGCTTCGCCGTTTTCGGCTCGGCTTAACACTCACAGACTCCAATTTCCGATAGAGCGTAGCGAGCGATACCCCTAAATCCTGTGCCGACCGTTTCAGATACTCCGACCGTTCTCCCCGTCCAAGCAAAGCGGCTTGAGCCTCGATTTCAGTCAGTCTTTCTACCAATCCGGCGTTCATGATTTATTCTCCCAACCACTCCGGCGTCTCATCTTGAGGGGCTTCCATCGGTAGAGCGTAGCTCTCGCGGATGCCGTTGCAATCCAAAATAATCTGATTCAACGCCCCGACCATTTTTGCCTGATGACTAATCCCGTGCGCCTCACTGTGCGCATTAAGTTGGTCGAACAAATCTTTCAGACGGCTCACTTGACTGCGGATACCAACCTCAAGACTTGATAACTGCATCGTCAATTCACTGCCCACATCTTCCGCCTTCGGCTCTCTTACACCGGTTTGCTTCTTAGCCAGCTTTTCGGCCAGCTCGTCGACCTTCTTGTTCTTGTCGGCAATGACTTTGTCTTTCGCTTCCGCCGTCTCGCGGCTCTCGCGCAAGGCCACACGCAGCTCCTTAACAGTCATACGGTCAACATCATCAAGCGTATTGCCGTTGATTTCGCCGCCTTCGGCAAACTCCAACAAGGTGTCGTCATCTTCCACCAGCAGCTCCAGCAGTTTGGACTTTCCGAGTTTCATCAGCTGTGGCTGCGCCTGTTTCATTTTTGGGTCAATAAAGCGCAACGTGGCATTCATTAAGCGTTGCGATTCACGGCGGCCTAAGCCAAACTCTTTCTCGGCAATCTCAGCAAAACGGCCATGCGGCGTATGCTCTTTAATGATGATGAGTGCGCGACCCAGCTCAAACATACCTTCCATTGTTTGGCGTACCGCAAAGCGTCCCCGTTCAATCCAAACAGCCTCGTTGTAAGCCTCGCCATTTGAAAAACGATCCATAACCGCCATGCTGTGTATTGCCAGTTCGTTTGCCGTTGCGCCAACCGCGTGTCCTAATACTTCCATTTTTATCTCCTGCAAATGCGACGACGTCGTCGCATTTAATAAACTCGTTGTTCAATTTCCTGCAATCGTGCAGTCAAACGTTCTTGTTGCTGTCTGAAACGTTCCGCGATTTGCAAGGTTTTAATGCTGTAAGCAAAATTTCCGTTATCCAGCTTGACCACTAAGCCCTCGGCAATCAAGTCTTCCAAGTCCCGGCTGACATGTACCGGCGAAATACCGAGGCCGTCTGAAATTTCCTTGTTACTGATGCCGATAATCGGATGGGCTTCCAATGTCTTAAAGACTTTTAAAAGTCGTACGCCTTTGGCACTCATCACGCACTCCGTTTCACTTCATCCAATTTGGACTTCATCCCCAACTCAACCGCGATTTCATGCGCCTTACCACGGCTTGCCTTAACGTTTCCATTCAAAATCCGAGACACATAAGTCGGGTCATAGCCACGCGCATCGCACCAATCCTTAATCGTTTCACCGCGCTCTCGGAAACCTGCTTTTATTTTTTCTGCTTTCACGGAATATCTCCTGTTTCGTTCTCGTGTTAAAATTCCTGATTGTTTAAAGATTTAAACAATCTTGGTTAAATGTTGTGTAAATAATAGTGGAAATATCCCACTATTGCAAGGTTTATTTCCACTTATTTGAGGAATTTTAGGCATGGTTTTGGAGAAAATTAGGCAGGTTATTGAATTTAATAAGATTACACTTGATGAATTTGCCGAAAAAATTGGAGAAAAACCAACCAGGTTGAAGGATGTACTGCGAGGAAAGCAGCGTCCGCCGCTAGAAATGATCCAATCCATAGTGGAAAATTTTCAAATAGATGCAAACTGGCTGATTGGAAAAGGAGGGAATTTCCACCCAATAGAGGAAATTGACAAAGATGAATACGCATACATTCCCATGTATGACGTAGAAGTGTCCGCAGGGAATGGCGCGGCCGCCTATGGAGTGGCAGAACCGGCCAACCACTTGGCTTATCGCAAAGACTGGCTTAAGTTACGCGGCCTGTTCGCCAAAGACCTCAATTGCGTTACCGCACGAGGAGACAGCATGGAGCCCACCATTCATAGTAAAGACACACTCTTGGTAGACACCTCTAAAAACAACCCGCGTGACGGACAGATTTACGTAATCCGCTCCGGTGACACACTATGGGTCAAACGCATCCAAAAACAGATTGATGGCAGCCTGCTGTTGATTTCGGACAACGAAACCTATCCGCCGATGTCATTGATGTTGGCAGACCACCCCGATATTCAGGTCATCGGACAAGTGATCCAAATCTCAAAAGACCTGAGCTAACAAAGGAAAACAACTTATGAAGAAAAAAATTTTTGCGGCATTACTGCCTGTTTTATGTCTATTAATGCCGCATCAGGCTGTTGCTGCAGCCAAATGCAAAGATTTCCCGACACATCAAGCCGCGCAAAAGTATTATTTGGCCAAGAAGCCGGGCTGGAAAAGTTTAGATCGTGATGGCGATGGGAAAGCCTGCGACTGCAACCCCGGCGGCAACGGTAAGAAATGTCCGAAAAAGCATAAGAAATAAACCAATCAGACCAAGGGAAACTCATGAAGAAAATCTTACTTACACTATCGGTTTTAGTTGCATTATCTGCGTGTGGCGGCCAAGCTGAAGAACAACCGGCATCTGCCCAACCTCAAGAGCAGGCACAATCCGAATTAAAAACCATGCCGGTAAGCTATACCGACTATCAATCAGCAGCCAATAAAGGGCTTGCCGACCAAAAAACCGGGCTGACCCTGCCTGAACATGTATCCCCAACCGATAATGCAGAAGGGAAGAATCTGCTGTATGACTTTTCAGACGGCCTCACATTAACCGTTGATACCGATAAAGCCGACAAAATTACTGCCGTCCGAGTAGTTTGGAATACAGATGCAGTGCCTCAAAAAGCGGAAAAACTGTCCAAAGCCGCCTCAGCCTTGATTGCGGCAACCGCCCCGGAAGACCGCACACTGCTGCGTGATACCGGCGACCAAATCAAAATGGCGATTGACAGCCATAATGCTCAAAAAGAGCCAACCCGAGAATGGGCGCGTGGTGGGATTGCTTATAAAGTCACTGTTACCAATTTACCGAGCTTGGTTTTGACGGCAAAAGCTGAGTAATCAATAAACAGAATATGGGTAAAAATCGAGAAAGAAATGAGGAATTTATAAATGGCCAAAAAAACTACTAAAACTATTCATTATTTACGTGCGCAGCAAAACCATAGCTTGTTCGATTTAGAGGTAGCATTAAGAAGGGTTTTGTCAGCTGCTCCTACTGTTCAAGATACACAAATTGAACAATACAATCAGCTTACCCAAATCATGCATAGAACTTTGGATCCTAAAGATGTAAAAGGCAATTCAATTGGTGGATTACTGATACACATTGGCAGCGGTACAAAAGATGAACATATCCGCACTATGAGCAATAGACCTGTACAGCAAGATGATCATGGTGGAACACAAGCTCCTCCAAGTGGATATTCCTTTTTGCGTAAAGAGGCTTTTTTGTATATTGTTGGACACCATGTAATTTTTTGCGGACATGGTTTTTTGTCAGCATCAACGGTTGCTTCTTATTTAAGTTTACTTAGCAATAAATTGAGAGAGAACAATCCGGATATTGTTCAATTTAATATTGAATTCAAAGCAGTAGGCAATTGCGACAAGTTGTCATTGATACAACAACATGGGGTGAAAAGTATTCTTTTAGATGCTTCGGCATATCAATTATCCAGAAACAGACTGTATCAAGATAGCCGTTCAACCATTGCTAAAGCATTAGGGAAAGTTGGTAGTGTATTTACAAGCGAATTGAGTGATGAGGAATTGGAAGCACAATCCGAAATTCATATCAATTTAGAAGTCTTGCTAAACGGTAATTCGAGAGCCAGTATTGAAGCGCAATCGCTGATGCAGGAGCAGGCAGAGGAAATTATTGATGATGAAACGGTTAATCAAGGATTTTCCATTACCACGCAACAAGGTGAAGTGATTCAGCCCTCTGATGTAAAACTGTCTAAATCTGTTAGAATAGGACGATACGATGAAGCCAACTCGTTACTCCCTGACTCGGCATTTACAGCAATCAGTGAATATTTCCTAGAACTCCAAAGCAGAAACTTAACTGAACAATGAAAAAATATCTGCCCTTACTACGTTTTTTGTTGATTGCTTGTATATCAGCATTTTTGGCATGGAAAGGGCAACCTTTTGTTCATGGGAACGAGAAAGCCGTTGATTTAGTTGTTAACGTATTTGCAATTTTAGCTGGTTTTCTAATTGCCATTATGACATTGTTTAGTGATATGCGGTTTGATGAAGATGCAAATTGGCGACAAATCCAAAGTCGTGAAGGCGTCCAAGAACAACGGTATACAAAACATTCCTTACTTTTTTACACATATCTTTCCGTATTGGTTTGTGTTTTTATTGTCATCTTGTTGGCTCATAAAGGAGAATACAGAAATGGACCAGCCATTTTTTGGCTTGAACGTAGCTATTTATTTTTAGCCTGTATTTCCATTTTTTATTCTGTATTTTTACCTGGGAATTTAATTAAAAGCCGAAAAGAAGAGTTTAAAAAACTCATGGCAAAGAAGAAACCCAAAATCTAAAACGAGTTTTAACCCCCTTTAAAAGCCCATTCAGACGGCCTTACCTAAAATCCCTGTACCTATCAATAGATACAGGGATTTTTTATGTCCACCAAATTCAATCAATTCATTGAGCGCGTCCTCTCCCACGAGGGCGGCTACGTCAATCATCCCAAAGACCCCGGCGGCGAGACCAACTGGGGCATTACCAAACGCACTGCTCAGGCAAACGGCTACAACGGCTCCATGCGCGCAATGACGCGCGAACAGGCGATCGGCATTTACCGTCAAGCATTTTGGGAACGCTATCACGCCGATCAAATGCCGGAAGCGGTTGCGTTCCAATTCTTCGATGCCTGCATCAACCACGGCCATGGTAATGCTGCCCGTATGCTGCAACGCGCCGCAGGCGTGCCGGACGACGGCGTTATCGGAGCAGTCAGCCTCAAAGCCATCAATTCACTTCCTGAAAATGACCTCCTGCTCCGTTTCAATGCCGAACGTTTGGTGTTTTATACCAAGCTCGGCACGTTCACATCATTTGGCAAAGGCTGGATTCGCCGCGTGGCGCAAAACCTGATTCATGCGTCTGCAGATAACACCGATTAAAGGGAGACAAACCATGTCAAAAAAGTCACTCATCGCCCTAATGGCTGCAGCCATGCTGCCCGATTTCAGCCACAGCGACCTGGGCATTCGCTACGCCATGCCGACTCAGGGGTGTTGGACGCAAGCCCACCGCAAGAGCGGGGTAGCCGCCGCGAAACGCGCAGCCAAAAAAAAGCGTCGCCAGTAGCTGCCTTTTTCAAATGGTTGGGCGGCTTGGTATCTAATCCGGCCACAGGGAAAATCAGCCATACCAAACTATGGGCAAACGTGGCAGCCGCCTCTATGACCTATAAGTTCTCGCAAACAGCGGATGCACCGGAATGGCTCTGGTGGGCTTATGGCGCATTGGTCGGCGGGTATGCATTAATCAAACGCGGCATCGCGGCGATTCCACAGGTCGCTGAAATCCATAAAGGAAAAGACGATGTGGAAAACGCTTAACCCTATTTGGCAGACCCTGATTCTGATTTTGCTGATAGCAGGTGCAGTACCAACGATTTATTTCTGCGGCTATAAGTCCTCAGCAAAGAAGGCGGAAGCTGAAAAAGCCGAAGTCATTGCTACTTATCAGGCTTCAGCCTTGGTCGCCGAGCAGCTCTATACCGAAAAGCTCAAAGCGGCTAATGAAGAAAAACAGCGTTGGTTTGATTTCGCACAAGCACAAAGCCGCGATTTGGCAACCGCCTATCAACAAATCGGCCGCCAAGCGGCTCAATTGGAGAAGCAGATTGATGAAACTGTACAAAAAGACGGCAACCGTTTTAACGGCCTTGGCACTAACAGCGTGCAACTCTACAACCGTGCCCTCGGCCACGATTAAAACCGTTACCGTTGCGGAAATCCCCCCCGTCTCTTCCGAGCTGTTGCTCGTTCACGAACGCCCCGAGCGTCTGAGTGGCGGCTCTCCCGAACAACTTTTAAACCACGCCGTCCGTTATGGCGAATACTGCCAAAAACTGGAAAAACAAATTTCCGGCTGGCAGACATGGTACAAGAAAGGCCGTCTGAAAAATGACTGATTTTGCCGACCGCGCATCCGAACGCGAAGCCATCTTTCTCGCAGCATCCCTGGCAAAGCATCAACCGCCGTCTGAAACCACCGCCAGCCTTAGTCATTGTGAAGATTGCGGTGCGCCGATACCAAAAGCAAGACAACAGGCAGTCAAAGGCTGTACGCGCTGCGTTGTCTGCCAAGAATATTTTGAACACGGATGGCCATAAAAATGGAAAAAACCTTTATCAACATCGAGTTTTGGCAACTTGTCGGCTTTTTACTCTCATTCCTCGGCATCTGTTTTACCTTCGGCAAAATGCTGCTGGCTCAATTCCGCGAGCAGCAGGACGAACGCCAAAAACAGCAGGAACGCCTACAGGGTAAAGTCGAAACCATGGAAAACAAACTGGCGGAATTCAATGCCGGCCTGCCGCTCACATACGTCCTGCGCGAAGACTACATCCGTAATCAAGTCGTCCTCGAAGCCAAACTCGACAACGTCGCAGAAAAACTCACTGAAATCTACAAAATGGAAAGCGTAAAAAAATGATTAGCCAGGAACTGATCGCCAAACAACGGCGCGAGGGTATGCGTTGGAACATTATCAACACCCTTAATAAAGCCCGACCGCACACGACAAGCGAAACCTTCTTGTTGGACATCATGAACGCGATTTATCCGCAAACCACCGCACTGGAGCTACGCCAACAACTTGATTATCTGGCTGACCGCAAAATGGTAGACCTCAATAAAGCCCCGCACGGCCTGTGGTTTGCCGACTTGACCAGCTTGGGTGTCGATATTGCCGAATATACGGTGGAGTGCCGTGCCGGTATTGCACGGCCTGAGAAAGTATGGAGCTAGGCATGGCGCAACGCAGCAGCATTGAAAAACTCCCCGAAGCCGTCCGACATGAATTTGAACGGAAGCTGGTAGAAAACGGTTTTTCAGACTACCAAGCCATTGCTGAATGGCTGCAAGACCAAGGCTATGAAATCAGCCGCTCAGCCGCCCACCGCTACGGCCAAAAAGTGCAACGTCGTTTTGCTGCCATCAAATCCAGCACCGAAGCCGCGCGACTGATTGCCGAAGGCGCAGCCGATGAAGGCGATACCCGTAGCGAAGCCCTGATGGCCATGCTGCAAACCGAACTGTTCGACGCATTGGTAGCCATAGGCGAGATGGACAGCGAAGAATTAAACGCGCTCGACCGTTTCGGCGTGATGGCCGAGGGTGCGAAGAAAATTAGCGGTCTGATTTCCGCCAGCACACGCCTGAAAGAGTATCAGGCCAAGGTCAAAGCCAAAGTACAGGCGGCCGCCGAAGATGTAGCCAAGCAGGCCAAGAAAGGCGGCTTGTCTGAAGAATCGGTCGAGGCCATCCGCAAGCATATTTTAGGGATTGCATCATGACGCCGTCTGAAATCCGAAATACCCGCCCATCAGCAGACCGTACCCCTACGGTCTTATTGCCGTATCAGCAGGCTTGGTGCGCCGACCAGTCACCTGTGAAGCTGTGCGAAAAATCGCGCCGTATCGGTTTGAGCTGGGGCGAAGCAGCGGACACCGCGCTGCTGGCCGCGTCCGCCAAAGGCATGGATGCATGGTATATCGGCTATAACAAAGACATGGCCTTGGAGTTTATCCGCGACTGTGCAGGCTGGGCGAAGCATTATCAGCTGGCGGCAGGCGAAATCGAAGAAACCGAGGAAGTGTTTGTCGAAGGCGACGACCGCCAGGCCGTGTTAGCCTTCGTTATCCGCTTTGCTTCCGGCTTTCGCATTACCGCCTTATCCAGCCGGCCGTCCAACCTACGCGGTAAACAAGGCCGCGTGATTATTGATGAAGCAGCGTTCCACGAACAGCTTGGCGAGTTGCTTAAAGCGGCAATGGCCTTGCTGATGTGGGGCGGCCAGGTGCATATCATCTCTACGCATGACGGCGTAGACAACCCGTTCAACGAGTTGATTAACGATGTGCGTGCAGGGAAAAAACCTTATTCCGTCCACCGTATCACCTTTGACGAAGCGGTCGAACAAGGCTTGTACCGCCGCATCTGTCTGCGTTTGGGCAAGGATTGGACACCCCAAGGCGAAGCCTCGTGGTGTAAGGAAATCCGCGATTTCTACGGCGAAGATGCCAGCGAAGAGTTGGACTGTATTCCGAAAAACGGCGGCGGCAAATGGCTGAACCGTGCCTTAATCGAAAGCCGTATGACCCCATACACGCCGGTTATCCGCTACGACCAGACCGACGACTTCGGCTTGCTGCCCGAACCGCGCCGTGCTGCCGAAGTAGCAGACTGGATAGCCGATACTCTGCAGCCGCTGCTCGACAGTTTAGACAAAACCCTCGTTTCTTTTGTAGGCGAAGACTTTGCCCGCTCGGGCGACCGCACCGTGATTGTGCCGCTCTTACAAAGCAAAGACCTGATTTTAAAACCACCGTTTGTTTTGGAGCTGGGCAATATGCCGTTTGCCCAGCAGGAGCAAATTATGCAGCACCTGTTGGCCAAGCTACCCAATCTGCGCGGCGCGGCCTTGGATGCGCGAGGCAACGGTCAATCTCTGGCCGAAGCCATGCGCGATGCGTTCGGCGCAGAAGTGGTGGAAGCCGTGATGCTGTCGGAAAACTGGTACCGCACCCATACCGCTCCGTTCAAAGCCGCCCTCGAAGACGGCACACTCGACGGCCTACCGCGAGATGAAGACATCCTCACCGATTTACGTGCGTTCGAATTAGTCAAAGGCGTGCCTCGTATTCCGGACACCCGAACCAAAGGTCAAGACGGCAAAAAACGCCACGGCGATGCGGCGATTGCCTTTGTTCTCGCTCATTACGCCAGCCGCGAGCTGAATACCGGACCGATACGCGTAGCCAGCCGCCGAATCCGCCGAAAAAGCGCATTAACCAAAGGTTATTAAGGTATTTAAAGAGTACATATCATGCCCAAACCCCACCTCAAACTCAAAACCAGTCAAGGCATCATGACCTTCAAGCCGCAGGATTTATCTGCCCATCTCGCTGTTTCCCGTCAGTTTTTCAGCGGTTTTAACGGCTGGCTGCCTAATCCCGACCCCGTTTTGCGCAAAATGGGCAGGCAAATCTCCGTTTATCGCGAGCTGATGCGCGACCCCTTGGTCGGCTCGCTGGTGCGTCGCCGAAAAGCCGCCGTCGCACGCCTCGAATGGCGGCTTGAGGGCGAAGATACGCCCCAAAATGTCCGGGATTTTATTGATAGCTGGCTGGCTGAAACCGATATTTACCGCCTGATTAAAGACGTTTTAAACGCCGTTTTTTACGGCTACCAGCCGATCGAGCTGATTTGGCGTACCGATTCTGCATGGCTGCCTGACAAAATGATCGCTAAACCGCAAGAGTGGTTTGCCTTCAACGACGACGGCGAGTTGCGTTACATCCAAAACGGCCTGACCGATACTATTCCCCCACCTTATAAGTTTCTCTGCCCGACACATGAGGCAGATTATCTCAACCCCTACGGCTTAGGCGATTTAGGCTTGGTTTTTTGGCTGGTCACCTTCAAACGCGGCGGCCTTAAATTTTGGATGCAGTTCACAGAGAAATACGGTGCTCCTTGGCTGATCGGAAAAGAGCCGCGTTCCAATACCCCGCAGGATACCGACAAACTGCTGGACGCGCTCGAAGCCTTGATAGGTAACAGTGTCGGCACTATCCCCAGCGATTCCAGCGTTGAAATCCACGAGGCAAGCGGCAAGGCATCATCTATTGATGCTTACGACAAGCTCATCCGTTATTGCCGGTCCGAAATCAGCATTGCACTGCTCGGACAAGACCAAACCACCGAAAAAGACAGCACCCATGCCAGCGCTACCGCCGGTTTGGAGGTTACGGACGACATCCGTGACGGCGATACTCGTATTGTTGAGGCGGCATTAAATCAGTTGATAAAGTGGGTGGTAGAGATTAATTTCGGAGATGTATCTGCGCCGAAATTCGTGCTGTTTGAAAACGAGGAGAGCGGTACAAAAGAGCGTGCCGAAAGAGATAAGATGATGGTGGATGCCGGTGCTAAGTTTACCAATCAATACTGGCAGCGCACATACGGCCTTGAGGACGGCGATTTGGCGGACGAAGTCCAACCAACCCGAGAGGGCAGAACTGCCGATTTCGCCGAGGTTGATTTGATGGATGCAGGTTTGATCATCGACGGACTCGCCCCCGATACAGGCATTCTGAATAAACAAGGCGAACGGCTGACTGCCGTTCTAGTGGCCGAATTAAGGCAGGGAGAAACCGCCGAAGACCTGCTTGACCGTCTGTCCGCCGTCTATCCGAATATGGACGATACTGCCTTACAAAACGAGTTGGCACGCCTGATTTTTCTTTCCGAATTGGTTGGCAAAGTTGAAGTAGCACGGGAGATTAAATCGTGAACTCCGAAGATATTAAAGCCGTCTTCGGCATGACGCCGGAAGCCGCCGTCGCCTATCTAAAGCAAAAAGGCATTGCCGTATCTTGGGACTGGCAGGATATGTTGAACGACGCGCACGCCACTGCTTTTACGGTGGCCAAAACCGCCAAAATGGATGTGCTCTCAGACATCTATTCCGCCGTCGTCGATGCCGCTGAACAAGGGCGGACGCTGGAAGAGTTCAGCCGCGAACTCGCCCCCGTCTTGCAACGCAAAGGCTGGTGGGGCAGGCAGGAAATTGAAAATCCCGAAGGCGAAACCCAAAGCGTACAGCTCGGTAGCCCCCACCGCCTGAAAACCATCTATCTGACCAATATGCAGTCAGCTTACATGGCGGGTCGCTACGCCGAAATGATGGACTCCATCGATACGCACCCTTATTGGCAGTACGTTGCCATCAACGACAGTCGCACCCGCGAAACCCACCGTATGATGCACAACCGTGTCTATGCCGCAGACGACCCTGTTTGGGATACCTTATATCCGCCGCTTGATTTCCGCTGTCGGTGCCGCGTCAAACCCCTGTCGCGCAGTGCGGGCGAAGGGCGCGTCCAACCCCGTCCGACGCTTGAAACCATTACTGTCGATATAGGTTCAAATCCCTATACCGGCGAGGATCGTTACGCACAGCGTACCGGCATCCGTATTAATAACAAATTTATCGCCCCAAACGCAGGCTTCAATGCCAACCAAGGCAAATCTATGCTGTCTCGCATGGCGCAAATCGCCGTAGACAAAGCACAGGCAACTCATCCGGACATCGCTCGTATCGCCATCAAGACCATGATGACTAACCAAAAATTCAAAAACGCCTTAACCCCCGAATCGTTGGCATGGGTACGTGAATTATTGGGGATCTGACCATGCTTGAAATTAAATTAGACGCAGACCGGCTCAATCACGGTTTAAGTACACTGCTCAAAAATGCCTCTAACACCCGCACCATGATGCGAGGCATCGCCACTGAGTTGCTGTCTATGACCGAAGAGAACTTCGAATCCGAAAGTTGGGGCGTACAGCAATGGAAACAAAGCCGTCGCGCCGCAGACGAAGGAGGCAAAACCCTGCAAAAAAGTGGGCAACTTGCCGCCAGCCTGACAACACAGGTCGGCAGCAACTATGCCCGCATCGGCAGCAACAAAAAATACGCCGCCATCCACCACCTCGGAGGTCAAGCAGGTCGCGGCCACAAAACCAATCTCCCCGCGCGCCCCTATCTCCCCATCAACGGCAACAACCAACCCCAACCAGACGCCGAACGCCGAATCCTAGACATCGCCATCGCCGCCCTCAAAAAAGGACTCTGACAACAAAAAACGGACGAGAAAACCCGTCCGTTTTTTGTTTCACTACCTGTAACTCTTTTTCACTTTTCCTATCCCCCATCATCCTACTTCTTCCCACTTCTTCCCATTTATCTCATCATTCCCTATATATTTATCTCATTAGGTTTCAGTCTGTCCGTATTCCTGATACAGCCACAACACCAGCGCACCGCCGATCATCTTGCCGCCGCGCGCCGCCATCGTCTGAATCACGCCGCCGAAACCGCGTTCGCGGTGCGGCAGGACGATGCACGACAAACCCAGCATCGCGCAGCCGTACACCGCCGGCAACG